GTTACGATTGATGCGTCTCCGACAAGCAATAACGCCACAGCAACCGCTGTTTTAGGCGGTATTGGGCAATATGGCACGGCAACGTCTGGTCAGGTTGCTTCAATCACTCTTGGTTCTGCTGGTGGCGGGTATACAACTGCCCCCAACGTGACGATTACTGATTCCGGCGGCAATGGAACGGGCGCGGCTGCAACAGCTTACCTGACCGGTGTTCCGCAGGGAAATTTGACGATGGATGTCGTCAATATCAATCTGTTTTGGGGCAATACTCGTATTCCATTAAGGTATTTGCCGTGGACGCAGTTCAACGCAGAGCTTAGGTTCTGGCAAAACTATGTCGGTCGCCCTATTGCGTTCAGCATGTATGGCCCGGACAGTTTCTTTTTGTCTCCTGTTCCAGACCAAGTTTACCAGATGGAATTGGACACGGTTCTTTTGCCTGTGACCCTTGTTAACCAAAATGATGTGGATAACGATATTGGTCAGCCATGGCAGGGACCGGTCCCGTTTTATGCTGCCTACATCGCTAAGTTTAAAGAACAGAGCTATGGCGAAGCTGAGATATTCAAGCAACAATATCTGAGCCAGATGCAGAACGTATTGTCCAGCACCTATACTCGCCGTATGCCCGATCCTTATTCGAGGCCATACTGATGGCACAATCACCTGAACAGAAAAAATCTTATCAGGTTGTTAAATCCTTTAAAGCGCTCAATACGAAAGCTAATCGTACAGCACTTCAGGATGATGAATTTTCTTGGCTTGAGAATGTCCAGCCAATCGGGTTTGGCAATCTTAAAGTTGTGCCGACAAGTTCAAATGTTGCATACGCGAACACTGTATCTGTTTCTTGGTCAAATACCGTATCAAGCCTTACGTCTGTTAACATAAAGAATGTTGACTATGTTCTTGCGTTTCAGCAAAACGGCGGCGCTCAATATTTTAATTTAGCCAATTTAACCATTGGTACGCTTGCTAATGCGGGTACGTTTTCTGGTACAGGCGTTCGCGCTCGGCAATGGAAAAACGAACGCACAATCATTATTGACCCTGCGAATGGTTATTATACTTGGGATACGGCAAATCTGATTACGGTCGGTTGTATCAGTTCTGTTGGTGTTACATTCCAAGGATCGCACTACACGAGCGCTCCAGATGTTACGATCAGCTCTCCTAATCAAGCGAATGGTGTTCAAGCAATTGCTTTTGCTTCAATCAGCAATGCGTCTGGGACTATTTCATCTATCCAAGTAACGGCTGCGGGTTCTGGTTATACAACCATCCCTACGATCACGATTGCCCCTCCTTCAAGCCAGTTTGGAACTCAAGCAACCGCATCGGCTGTTTTATCTTCCAACACTGTTGTTGGTATCAGCATTACGAACCCCGGCTCTGGATATACTTCCATCCCGTCAGTAACAATTTCCGGCGGTTCCGGTTCTGGAGCGGCAGCATCAGCCGTCCTTGGCTCTGGATTTCTTAACAGTATCGTTGTTTTTGACCCCGGCACTGGTTACACGTCTGCACCGACGATCACTTTTACGGGTGGTTTGCCCAGCCCTGTTAATTTGGCTAACGTCGCTAAAACATCAAACGTAGTTACAATTAACACATCAAGCGCACACGGTCTTGCAACGGGTGAAATTGTAAACGTTACATCGAACGTCGCAAATATATCTGCAAATTCTGTCACAGTAACAGTCACAAGCAATATTGCGTTTACATACCCTTTGACTGGGGCAAACATTGCTACGACTGTTTCAACGGGAAACGTATCTTATACTCCTGCGACTGCTATTGCGGGGTACGTGACGTTTGCAACTGGCACAATTGGGATTGTTCTGGAAAAAGGCGGTCAGGGTTATACGTCTGCCCCGATTGTTAATATCACAGGTGGCGGTGGTGCTAATGCCGCGGCAACTGCAATTGTAAACGGCAATACAGTCACTCAAATTATTGTTACCAATGCCGGAACTGGCTACACAAGCGACCCAGCAATCAGTTTTTCTGGTGGTGGAGGCGGGTCTGGAGCGACTGCATTAGGTTTTGCAACGACCAAAAGCAACATTGATATTGCTTCGTTCCAGAGCCGTGTGTGGGTTGCGCAGGGGCGTACTGTTTTTTATAGCGCTGCGGGTTCTTATAACGACTTCATAACCGCATCTGCCGGAAACTTGCCGCTGAACGACGACACGCTTCATAGCGATATTACAGCACTGATTTCAGCCAACAACTTTTTGTATGTGTTCGGTGAAGACTCGATCAACGTATTTTCAGACGTTCGAGTGGACACGGCTGGGCAGACAATCTTTACTAATACCAACGTGTCGGCATCGGTCGGATCTAAACGTATTGACGCCATTTACCCGTATTTCCGTTCTTTGTTATTTATGAACGATTACGGCGTTTATGCACTTGTTGGTGCTACAACAACTAAACTTTCCGACTCTTTGGACGGTATTTACCCGTATATTGACTTTACCAAGCCTGTTTCGGGCGGTCAGGTCTTGATTAACAACATTTTGTGCGCTGCGTTCAACTTTTATTACAATGGCCCTGTTGGGTCGGCAAGATGGGTTCAAGCGGTCTTTTTTGACAAAAAATGGTTCCTTACGAGCCAAGGAAATATCCAAAAACTGACATTTGTACCGACTGCTGGCGGGTTATTCCTTTATGGGACGAACCAAACCAATCTCATAAAGTTGTATTCGGATACGGCGAACAACATATCTTCAACTGTTCAGACGGCTTTGTGGCCTCTTGGGGATATTATTCGCACTAAACAAGCGTTGAAATTTGGCGTTGAAGCCACGCTTAACATTCCTGCCACATTAAATGCCACGGTTGATAGCGAGACATCATCATCTCCCGTTTATACGTTTAATAATCTTATTGGGTGGGTAAATAATAGCGGCGTTAGCGTTTTGTGGACCAACAACACAAGCGCTGTTATTGGCTGGATAGGCGGAACAGGCTATAATCTATATAAGTCTGATGCCCAACAGTATGGAAAATACCTTGGTCTTACGTTAACATCCAATACTGCTGGTTTTACCTATAATACTTTTGAACTTGAACACGAATTAAGGGCGAGGTTCTAATGGCTCTGCCAGTTACAATACCGTACACTTTTGGGACGGCAACAACGTCAATTCCGTTGTCTCAATTAGATACGGATTTTAGCACTATTGCAACCGCCCTAAACGGCGTAAGCGATGGCACGTCTCCGCTTTCAAATGTCAGCATTGTTGGCGGGAATATCAGTGGTCTCGCAAACCCGATTGCCATATCAAGCGGCGGGACAGGATTAAATTCTCTTACATCAAATTCATTATTAGTTGGGAATGGCAATGCTGCCGTTCAATTTATTGCTCCCGGAACAGCCGGAAATATTGTTTATTCAAACGGCACGTCTTGGATTTCTCAGGCGGCTTCAGTTATCAATTCTGGACGCCTTCTTCGCGCTCCGCAAATTTTGACATCTGGAACGTCATACACGACTCCTGCGAGTTGTTCATCAATCTACGTTGAGGCAGTTGGCGGCGGCGGCGGCGGTGGAGGATCGTCTGGTTCTAACTCATCATCTGGCGGCGGCGGTGGTGGGTACTCTTCAAAATATTTTTCTGTGTCTGCTAGCACTTCTTATACTTACGCGATTGGTGCGGCGGGAACTGCTGGGGCGTCCGGCTCTGCGGGTGGAACGGGCGGGACGACCACTTTTACTGTTAGCGCTACTACAATTTCTGCCGCTGGTGGAACTGGTGGTCAGGCGAATAGCGGAGGCAGCCCCGGTTCTGGCGGCGTTGGTTCGGGCGGAGATTTCAATTTTTCTGGTTCGGCTGGTCAGCAACAGGCCCAATACTCATCGTCATATTTTTCCGCATCTGGCGGCGGTTCATACTTTGGCGGCGGAGGAAGATCGTCGTCTGGCACTGGTGGAAACTATGGTGGCGGTGGCGGCGGCGGAGCCCCAAGTGCTGCTGGTGGGGCTGGAGCTGCTGGTGTCATTCGTGTTTGGGAGTACGCATGATGAAAGCCGCTTTTATAAATAGCTCTGGAACAGTAGAAAATATTGTTGTTTGGGACGATACATGTATCGCACCTGAAAACTATTCAGTTATTGTTTTAGACGACGATGTTATTGTTTCAATTGGTTGGCTTCATACTGGTGATAATACATTTATTGACCCGACCCCTCTTCCTGTAGAGCCATCAATAACGCCTCCGACAATTTCTGAATTGCAAGCACAACTAAACGCACTTCAATTACAAATTCAAACACTATCTGGAGGCCAATAATGGGCGTTAATGCGTTTACACAGCTTGGTAACACGGTTACATTTACGGCTAACGTCGCCGCTCCTGCCCCAGTTCAAGTTGTTTCAAAAACTCTTGGCGGAAATCAATATCGGATTGTTGTTCCGCAAGGCAGCAATACTGTTTTTGTCGGATATGGCGTGGATTCTGCAACGGCAAATACGA